GTGCAAACCGTTTTCACTGAATTTGGCATCTCTGACATGCGCTGGCAAACAAACATGTATGTCGAAAACGGCTTTCTGGTTTCTGAGCAATGGGAAGGCCCGTGCGTCCATGAGAAGTGGTGGTTTAAGCCAGGAGTCGGACTCTGGAAAGTTGCTCCGCTGGACGAAGGCAATTGTCAGCCCCTTGACCCGATGCTGACAATGGAGCGCGTTCACTGAATTAACTCCACCAGAAACATAATCCCTGTCCATGTATCCGTGTTAGCCACATTGAACGTAAATGTGATGACTTGGCTACTTGTCCACGCAAGTCCCGTGAGAGCCTGTGAAAATGGCGTCATAGAACTAGCGGCTGCATTAGCAATGCCCCAAGAGCCGCCAGTTGTAGATGCAGTGCGTAAAATCCTAGCCTCGAAAGATGTTGATTGACTAGCTGCCGTTCCGCTAACGCCAGATACAGCATTAACGCTATTGATGTTTATTTTCAGTGTAGTATTAGCCGTACCAGAGGCATGAACGGCAGCAGCCGTAATGCGAATTCCTTTGAGCGTCGAATCGACTGTATTAGCTGGCAGCGTATAGGTATAAATCACCTGATCTGCTGAGTTTCCTGTGAGTGGCCCAACTGCGCCCTGACCGTTAAGGACTGCAACATTGTTGAACGTGTTTACGCCCGTAAGGGCCATATTATTGATTTGGCCTTGAGCTGAACCACCTGAAGGAATCGAAAGCCGTGTACCTGCCTGATTGTCGAACAAAGAGAACAGGGTTGCAGCTTTTTGGGTGATGTTGTCAATTGTCGGCCCGGTGATTGCTGGATTTGTCGCCAGAACAAGATTCCCCGTGCCTGTCCGGTTTGTAGTGGCGAGGGCCGTGCCGCCGCCAAGAGCAAGAGATGTTCCTGTTGCAACCCCGATGTTGGGCGTAACCAGAGTAGGCGATGTTGCCCGAACCAACCCGCCTGAACCCGTAACCGCTTGTGCCGTTTCAACGAACGTCCCTGTGGTGAGCGTCAGGTTGCCAGTGGTGATTGTCTGGCTTCCTGAAGGTACAAGAAGTACAGCCCCGGAATAGGAAGGCGAAGCGGAAGCCGATTGAACGGCAGTTGCTAGGTCATACGGCCCTGCTCCGGTGATTGAATACTGCAAAGTCTCAAGCCCTGGAATCACCCGTGTCTTGTTTGCAGCGTAAACCGTGCCGTAGTATATCGTCCCGCTCGGCGAGAGTTCATCATTGAACCAGATGGCCGTGTTTGTGATCTTCCCGTTCGCATCAAGATTCAGAAATATCGGCTCAGTCGTTACCTGCCCGCCCGTCGCCGTGACCGTGGCAGTCTGCGAGAGAGTAAGTTTGAGCATGCCGGAAGCGACAACAGTCCCTTTGGGGTCTTGAAACCCGATGCTGGTGGTAATCAGTTTTGCAGGAGCGGCCATTTAATATGTCTTCCCTAATCTTGAAAGAGATTGCCTGAGCGCAAGATTCATGTCTTCGTAGGAACTTGGGACACGCGGAGTCATCTGCTGGACATTGATAGCATCCTGAATTGCTGCAACCTTCTGTGTCTCCGTCAGATTTTCAAATGACGTTCCGTACATCCTCTGAGCCGAGCTTTCCTGAAATGGCGTTGCGTCAACTTTCGATGCCGCTCTTGCGCCCTGCTCCGAAGCTGCCATCTGGCGTTGGTTCTTTGCTAAATTGCTTCTTTGCGGATTACCCGAAGCAGTCCGATTTACAGGTGCAGGCAATTGTCTTTCTGGCCCAATCGTTCCCAGTGGCCTGTCTAACGGGAATGCGGTTATTGGCCGTGGTTCGGGAGTGTTCGCCACCGAAAGCGTTGGGTCGGCTGGCCTTGTCATGGGAGTCTTTGGCCCCATGTTGATCTTCAAGCCGCGCTGTTCTGGATAGCTGAATGTTGGATTCTCAGGAGCCGGAGCATTGTATTTTGGTTGCGGGTTAGCAGCACGGGCCGCGTCAATAGAAGTCATTGTCGGCTGAGAATATCCACCGCGCCTTAAGGCTTCTGCCTGCAAGGTCTGAGGAGTTACTTTGGTATAGCTATCAATCGGCGTCACTTTTTCAGCAAAGTTTCGCGGCGAACCAAACTCCGCAACATTCCCTCGTACTGCATCAAAGCCTTTCTTGAGGAGCAAGAGATTCATAGCCGTTTCTCCGGCCCCGCCTGCATAGTCGCCAGATTGGAATTTGTCTATTGAAACCGGGTTCAATTGGCTGGCAACATCTCCCAGACTGGACAAAGCCGCTCCGCCAGATGGCGAGTAATCAGTCCCTTGAATCCCGCCCTTGAGTTTCCCGGCCCTCATATCAGATTCCAACTGTCTCCATTCAGGAGTACCGTAACTTCCTGAACTTTGCTGTGGGCCTGCATTCAGTGTTGCCCCAAAATATCTCTGTCCTGCCGCCTTGAGAAAGCGCATTACTGGATTCCCTTTGTCCCATTGCGCGAAGTCAGGCGGCAGAACGTCAGGGGCTACGGCTGCTTTACTCTGTGCCATTGTCCGTCTGCCCCTTTCGTGTAAGGTACGCCATTGTAAAACTTCGTGTTCTGTTGGGCCGCATTCTGATTAGAAGTAATCGCCGCATTCTGTCCTCTGGCAGCTTGCTGTTGAGCTTTTATGCCTTGCTGAGTCTCAGCCGAACCAGGGAAGATTGGAATGTGCTGTCCAGCAAGATCAATGTTCTTTTGGAATTCTCCAGTGGCCATGTTTGCAAACTGCTCGTCAGCTATCGGAGGAGGCAACTGTTCCAACTGCAATTCAAGAATCTTGTCTGATGCCCTCGCTGAGTTAGTAAGAATCTGCTGATAGCCGCTTAGAGATTCGCGGGCTTGATTGAAGAGAATAAACCGCTTCATCCCGGCATCGGAAAGTGCCTGCATCCCTTTGGCTTTTAACTGACTCTGAACGTATTGCGGAAGCAAGTTGACGCTGATTCCGTGAGCATTTAATCCTGCCCCGATGTTATTGTCCGCAAGGTAAGCGATGGCCATTCTGTCTTGCTGATCGAGGGGCTTATCGAACGTTGCGGCATAATCTCCAACCTTACGCTGTACGTCTGCAAGACGGTTTGAAAGTGACTGGTCTTTTCTGACTTCCGCCGCATTCACTTTTACCGGAGTTTGCAAACCTTGGGACGTTGCTTGAGTGCGCGTCGTGTAAATCTGCTGGCCTGTCTTTGGGTCGGTCGCGTAAACAGAATCAGAACCACTCTTGCCTTGAAGCGGCTGGCCAGATGAATCTACCAGCGTCTTTACTCCGCCTTTGGTATTCACTGAAACAGGCGGCTTGGGCGCATTGGGATTTGTGGGCGGCGGAACCTTGCCTTGCACTGGAGCAGTCGAAACAATCCCTGGCCCCGGAGCGTTGCCTTGAGGATTCGTAACCGCTCCGCCTGTGGGAGATTGCCTTTGGGAAGTTGAAGAGACCGGGACAGTAACAAGCTTCGTCGCTCCGGGATTGTTCGGGTCGGATACTTCTTTGACTTCCTGTTTCCCTGATACAGTAGGTGCCCACATTGCGCCTGCACGTTCATACTGAGAGAACTGCCCAAGCGGAATATTCTTGCCCACCATGTCTTGCGGCATGTGGTATTCCTGAGCAATTTCGGGAGTTACGGCGACTCCGGCTGCGCTGCTACCGGGAACCAGTTTCGGCCCACCTTCAGCCTGTGTGTCCATCATGCCGACATTCGGCACAACCATGAATCTCTTGCCCGTGGCCGCTGCTTGGACTTTGGCGTTCGCATCAAGATAAGGTTTCGCCAGAGCAAACGGAACCTGTATCGGGCCTTGCGGAGTTGGGATTGTCACCATGCTCTGCATCTGCTTTACTTGCGCGGCCCGTTGCATAATCTCAGACTGAAGATTCTGGCTTTCCATCTGAAACTTTTGCGTCTGAAGATTCTGGGTGTAAAGTCTCTGCTGCTTTTGGGCGTCCGTCTCCATTCCTAAGTGGGCTTTCATTCCTTCGCCCATGCCATAGAGGAAATTGGAGAGATAGCCCTTGATGCCCTGTACTCTCTGGTCTTGCTGAGATGGAGCAGGCGGAGAACCAGGTGGAGGCGCAGAGGGCGGAGGAGTAGCGGGAGTTTGCGGAGACGGAGGAGCTTGGTTCTGTGTCGGCGGAAGATCAGGAGACGCAGTGGTGCTACTACTGTTCTTTTGCAGAATGTCCATCAACATCGAAGGATCGAAAGAAAGGCCCATAATTTACGCCGGTTTGGGATTAGGAGTCATTCCTGGTATCTTGCCGATTGAATTTGCGATTCCTCCGCCGATACCAGCCGCAGCACCTCCTGCTAGAGCAGTAGCAAAAGACTGCAAGAAACTTGGCGCGTTGGCGGCTTTGATGTAATCGGTAAGTGCATTGTTGGCACCATTGTTGAATGTATTTACATTAGCCCCAACTTGGGCTGATTGGCCGCTTTGCACACTTAGCGCATTAAATCTATTATTGAGTGCCTGTTGAAGATTGCTGATGTTTACTCCAAGAACGCCCGAGGAATCACTACTAGCTTTTGCGCCTTCAAGTGTTGCGATGCCACGGGTATAGTCTCCTCCCACCGGCATATCGCCACCGCCTGATCCTCTTGACGTAAGAGATGCTTTTACTGCTGAATCAGCCGCGCCGAATTTCTGTGAGTTCTGATTAAGGAATTGGGAAATCATGGCAGACAATTGAGCAGGATCGTAGCCCTCGCCCTCGCCCGTGGTATATTTGCTCGTCGCCGTCATAATCTGGTCACGAATGGACTTCTGTTGAGCGAGCTGGTCGGCGGCAATCTTATTTTGTAAATCCAATTGCGCTTTTGCTGTTCCTGTCCCTTTACCCATAAAGCCTCACAGTTTACGCTCAAACAACTGCATATCGTTTTCCTTGGTGGCCGGAGTAACGGCTACAAATCCGTGGTGAATAGCATAATTCTTTGTTTCTGGATCAGAGCAGAGAAAGTACATTTCTCCGTGCCCATTAACCCTAGCCTCATATTCCGATACCTGCATAAGTGCCCGGAGAGCTAGAGCAACATCCGATGCCTGTGCTTCTGGATTGATTGCCAGGGATTCAAGAAACATGACTCTTTGGCGCGGCATATACATAACCGCTTTTCCATTTGAAGCTTTCAGCACATCCGTTGCCGGATATCCGAAAATAGCAGCGTCAATATTGTTTCTGTCAGAAAGCCTGTCCATCCATCCCGCCATCTCTGGGATGTCTTCAGCTTTCATCTTCTCAACTTTGATTGGCTCTCTCATTGCAAATCCAGTTTAGGCATATTGTGACTCATGTATCCATTGGCAAAGTACAAATGGCCTTCGCGCATCTTTACTTCCTGCTTGGTGCAGTCCTTGATGAATCGGGTTGTGTTAGTGATTTTTTCCTCTCCCCATTCAGTAATGATCCAGCGGTTTTTACCAACGAAGAAATTGGCCTGCACGCGGCCTTGCTCAGAATCAAAAAGCCAGTGATTAGGAGTACAGTTCAAGCCTCGCGTAAACACTCCTCCAGGTTCACTCTCAATCCTTACCCAATCTTCCTGAAGGTAATTCTGAGTGTCGTAATTGTGCCCGCCAAGGGTCTTGATGTTGGTTCCTAGCATAACGCAAGTTCCGGGGTTTCTTGGCGGAGGAGTTATGGGAGGCCCAGCCCCACCCGAGCCTCCCGAGGCAGGCATTGTCCATGAGACGTTGCCAAGTGGCTCCCTGCCTATGAGTGATTGAATCGCTTTGCCTTGAGAAAAAATCGTGTCTGAATCCGTTGAAAGAAAAGCGATTTGCGGAGTTCCTACCGTGCCGGGAGCAAATCCGATTCCGCATGTGTTTGCTGGTGACCAATATGGAAGTATCTGATAAGTCAGATCATGGGTTAATCCGGTAATCGTGATATTATTTGGCGGAACTGTGGTACTTGTTCCATTAAGTCCTAATCCCTGAGAATCAGCGCGACGAATCAGAATTACGCGGCTTGAGTTCGTTCCGTCCCAATAGATCACCGCCGAATTGTCATTAGGCTTGGCAACGGAGAATTGTCCATCAATCACATTGGGAGACAGCATCCCATGCAGGCTGAGGCTCGAACTTACCGCTAGATTGAGCTTTCCGTCAACGACTCCGGAAGCGTCCAAGGTTGAGAATTTTGTTGGAACAATATTTCCTCCGCCAGTGAAATACGGCACAACCGATTCAACCCTCGCCAATCGGGAGGACAGATTGCTCATGTCCTGCTTACCGATAGCAGGTTGTCCGTTCATGGTGTAGATCGCGTTCATTCGCTTTCACCCGGCCTGAGTGCTGGATTGATCGTAATCGTATAGCAGGTAAAGTTAGCATCTACTGTCGGCCAAACGTACTTTGTTGAAACTCTTTCGGCAAACGGAGCGGTATCGGGTTTGTATAGTTTCTTTACCAGATTCACGCCTTGCGCCCGTCGCGTAGGTTCGTTTGAATTGGCCGTCATGTCCGTAAACACCGCACTAGTGGTAGTCGGGTCATCATCCGCCAAGAACCCTACAGTCATGGGAGTATGCGAATCAGTTTCAATCGCTATGCCTTCAAACGGCCCGTCTGGGTCGCCCATTTTCAGAAGGTTCACAATCGCCACAGGAGAATAGGCCGTTCCTGCATCATTGTAGGAAGTCGGATTGAGTTTATAGAACTTTGATTTCCCGATTGCCATGGTCAAAGAGACTGTAGCCGATGCGCTTTCTCCTGAAGTCAACGCGGAACAGGCAGGCGAAGCGGCGGGAACGATAACCTTTGGTGGCATCCACTGTTGAGTATCCAGGTCGTAGAGATAGAGTTTCCCGTTGGCCCCGTCCAGCAAGCACAGCCAATGGAATCTCCCTTGAAGATGGATTGCCATGTATGCCTGAGAATGATCTATGTTCTTGATGTCATTGCGTATATCGAATCCAACTTCCTGCCCGTCTAACCAAACCTGACTCGCAACGTCCAGCCATCCAACTGAATTTCCAAGCGCACAGGTCGCGTTGTGATTAACTGCTCCGCGCCTGTCGAGTAAGCCCCCAAAGATAAAATTGTCTCTCTGATTCCCCATGATAGAGAAAATCTTGGGCAGGCGAGTAAAGACTGCTACACCGTTGGCCATCGGCCTCTGAGACGTGACCTCCCCCGGCCACGGTTGAAAGTTGCCGTCAAGTCCCGAGGGCCAGCATTCCTCCGGTACGCCATTTGCCGGGAGTTCTTCGTTGCCTGAGTAGTAAGTTGTGGCGTTTGCGGCCCCAAAGATTCTCCCTGCGTAGGCAATGAGTTTGGAGCAGGGGGTTGGGGGATCGTTGCTAGTGGTGCCTGGGGCTGTGCGGATTGATAATCCTGCAAGGCTCGGCGTTGATACATCGGGCGTGGCTTCATTGACCGTTGCTGTACTGTTTGCAAAAGGACTCCCGGTTACTTCCCGCATGTCGGTAGGATTGGTTGAGCCGCCGTCCGTTGTGCGGTAAACCCTGATCTGGTCTACTTGGCCATCCGAAGAAGCAACTAAAGCAATCGTGTTCGTCTTGTTCGTCGTAATCCCCGTACATGGCGATAAATCCGATGCTGAAGATTCATGTCCGGTTGTAGAATTGCAATAAGTGACTCGGTAGTACCAGCCTGAATAAGCCGAAACTCCTGTTCCTGTCGTGCCTACCGTAATCGGAGCGGCAGGGCGAGTAATTCCCCACTTGGTTGTCGTGCTTCCTGTTCCTGAATACTTCCGCATCTCCGTTCCATTGCCCATGTAGAGCGTGTTATTGGAGATGACAAAATCAAACGGCGTAGCAACTGAGGAAGTGAAAATCAGAACATAATTAGCGTCTACGCCAATCTCGCACTTGTAGATTTTGGCCGTTCCGCCTGAAACGTCACAGACAACATGCAAGAACCTTGCTCCACCCCACATTGCCCACCATATAGACGAAGCCGCCGCCGTGAACGCTGTAGGAGTACCAGACTCAACCTTGTCACTGAATCCCGGTATGCGTTCCATCAACTGTTGGGCTGTGGTCAAAATGTTCTGTGAGCCAAGCACAAGATTAGGCTTGTCATCGGTAATATCCGTGAAACTTTTGTACGGAGTAGCCGTATTGAGAAGTTCGCGCTTGGCTGGCATTTATCCGGGGTAAATTCCCCAACCTGATCCCTGAGTTGTCGCGCCATAAGGCTCTGACGGGAAGTTCAAATCTTCGCCATCCGAGAAATCTTCGGCCTGCTTCATGGCATCAAGGAACGCCATAAACTCTCCCAACTGCCCAGAGAATGACTTTCTTCCAAGCGTTACTTCCTGGCTTGTCCCGGCCCGTGGATCATCAGCTAACTGGTAGAAAAGCCAACGAACGCCAGCGAGAAACACGTTGAAATAATGATCCGGTTGAACAAGGGCCGTGCTGAGAGTTGACTGGTCAATGACGGTTGGGGTTTTCTGGTATTCACCCTGCAAGGCAAGCACAGCCGTCCCGCCTACGGATGCGGCATAATCCAATCTGATCTTTGAAATGCTAGGTTCCCAAGAGAAATTCCTGATCCCGTCAATTCCCGCCTTGCGCTCAAGCTCTACGCCTAGATGGTTTTTCTGATTCAATTCCTGATACTTCACTGGTGAAAGGTCAGTACGGGCAAGCCTGAGATTGACGATTCGGTACAAGTCAGTTTGAGAGTGAGCGTAATCCTGCGTTCCGTCTACCAATGGAGTAATGGCCGTCAAGGTGGTTTGCGTCCAGTTCCACGGTGCCGCCGTCCAGATCATTGAGTTAACCAAATTGCAGGCCCATGCCTGAATCGTAACAACTGGGACTTTATGGTTCATGGCTTTTGCCATGTCCACTACGTCTTGAGGGCTAAATGCCAATCAGTATCCTTTTTTCCTGCGCTTATTGAGAGCCAGAGCCAATGGGCTTTGCTGGTTTGGCTGTAGAACGGCATTGTTAGACAGAGAATTCTTGATGGCAATCGCGGCCAAAGCCTTGGGATTAGTTACCGTTTGTCCCGTCTGCCTCGGTCCTGCTAACGGAGCTGGTTTAGAATTGAACTTCTGGTTCAGCAATTACTTGCTCCCATAGAACGCGATTGAGCCGCCAAAGGTATTTCCGCCAGCCGTCAGAGCTTGGAAGCATCCAATCTGCCCAGCGGTGTTAAACCATTGTCCCTGGCCAATATCAAGACTCGGTAGAGTTGACGTACCCGCAGTCTCAGTAGCAGCTTGCATCTGCATGACTTTGGTTTTGTTACTGGTATTGCTAATGGAGAACGTCAATTCTCGGCTGATCGTTACGGCCTGTGCCGCCATTTTGATAAGCGAGTTATTTCCGTCAGCCGTTGAGTCAATAGGGTTCGTCCACAGCGTTGCTCCCGCAGCCTGGGATGCCCAACGGTAATTGTAGTTGTTGCCCGAATCTATGGTTGAACCATTGCCAAAGCGAAGCGAGATGATATCGGCCCCGCCATAGAACGTTATTCGCGCCCAACCGACAAGCTGATTGAACGTTCCCGCCATAGGAATTACTGCCGTTGTCGTGCTGGACAGAGTAGTGAATCCAACCAACGGCATTGACGGAGCTAAAATGCTAGGGCGCACATCGGTAAATCCAGTAAGCGGCGTAATGGACGAAGCCCCGGTGACCACACTGGCAATCGGGTAACAAGACAATGGGAATCCTGAAGTTGAGCTGGTCACGGCCCCTGTAGTCAAGTCCGCATAAATGGAAGTAGTCACATTGGCAGCAAGCGTAAAGTTTGTCACTGCCGTAGTCACCACGGCCACGCCGTTCAGGAAGATTGACCCCGGCTGGACGGAGATTTTCAAGTCTCCCGCCTGAGCGGGGAAAAACATATTGCTTTGTTCAATTGGTCTCGTAGTAGGCATGGGGGATACCTCTATTTTTTAGACAACGATTGGAACTTTGCTTTCCCGTACTTTCTTCTGCCGATGGCCGCTGCCAGTGCGCCAGGGTCATTTACACCCGGCTTTTGCGATAGCTTTTCCTTGAGGGCCGCGAATCGGCCCCCTTGTCCAAGCGGCGCATTGGCATTCGGTTTAGCCATTAGGCGATCTGTGCTGCCAGAATTTTGCCGTCCGGCGCGACTTCAAGCGGCGGGTCAAGGAATCCTTGCCGCATCTGGCGCAAATCTCCTACCGCGCATCCACCATTAGCACAGTCTTTGCAGTTCGGGTGAGTCTTGATGTGCCACGTAAGTAGAACTTCCGCCGTTAGCCCGGTCTTTACGTTCTGAAGGGCCGTGCCAGACTTCAACTGTTCATCCGTGCATTTGATTGGCGGGAAACTCTTGAAGCAGCGAATACACTGAGGCCGGAAGCAGTTGTCAGAATTGACCTGTGCCCGGAAAGCATGACCTTGGGGCATGATGCCTTCTGCGAACTTGATGTGCTGACAGCGGAATTGGACTTCTTTTTCCGTCCGTCCATAGGCCACGGCCTCTTTGATCTTGGCTACTTTCTTGCGCCGCTCAAGTTCAATTTCCTTGTCAATCTTCGCTTGCTCATGGGGAAGCGGTTTCTTGAGTTCGGTAATCGCCCGCATCATGCGCTCGTCAGAACGCTCCTGCATTTCGGCAATCATTCGCATCAAGTCCATGTCCGAAAACTTAGGCTGATTGGCCTGTTCTTCTTGCTCTGCCATTTTTCTTTGCTCCTCTTCCCGCCAGCCGGGAGTAAGTACGTCTTTTACGTGTGCCTTCATATCGTTGCTCGTTTCCCTGTGAGTAAGGCCCAATGAGCCGAATCGTAGCTTGGAGGACCGAAGATCGCTTCCGCTGCCGCAAGGTTTATCATTCCGGCTCGGACGAGTCTCTGCAAGATCGTTCGGTACCCCTGCCGGAGAATCCTCTTACATCCCCCATAGTGGACTTCTGTCTGCCCGCCGATGGCCATAACCCGGTCTTCCTCTTTTTCTTCAAGGAAGAATTCCGGCATGACGCCATCATGGAACCCACAGATAAAAACCTTGCCTTCCGGGTAATTCAAGTCAGGCTCACAGATTCGGTAAATGCCGATCTTTTCCTTGTCTGCATTGGCCCGTTCAAACCAGAACGATGAATTCAACTGCAAAAGCCGTCGCATGAAAGTCTCAGCGGTAATCGGCATCCCGATAGACGCATCCCATTCTGTGCGAGGTCTGCCATTGTCAACCCTGACTGATTCAGCCGCCTTCTTATTGGCGTCTGCCGTCAGAGCGTTTTGGTATTCCCGCTTATATCCAGCCTTGTCTTTTTGAAAGCGGGAATCAGGCGTCACCGGAGAGCCTGCCATGATCTTGTTAGTGATCTTGGCAGACTCAACCGATGACGGTATGTCTAACGTAATCAGGCTCATGCGAACGGTGCAGCCCCGGCAGGCAGGAAGACCGCAAGAATCAGGAGAGTAAAGCTAGGCGAGGTTCCGCCTGCCGTGTATCCCAATCTCATCTTGCCCAACGAAGGCGGAACAGCGGGCTTGGCAAGAGTGCCGCCAGTTGCCGCAGCCGCCTGTTCTGAAGCCACTTCGCCCACTCCCAAGCCCAGCCGCACAGTCATTACCAATGTTGCCGCCGCAGTCAACTGTGTATGCCGCCAAGGAAGATTGACGAACGTTGTTCCGCCGTCGTAGGAGCTTTGATACACGATATCCAACGTGGGCGAGGTTCCAGTGACGGATGACGCCACAGTATAGAAGGTGTACGAATCAGCCACGGGAAGATTGAAAACCGCACTGTTGCCGGTAGCAGTGACAGCAATGGAGTTAATAACCGTCTGGATGATTGGTTGCTGAAGGTTGCGCGCCATTAGTACACCTCGCAGAAGAAGTCATCAATCGTCGCTACGTTTGATGCGTTGGTTGAACCGAAAATGCAGGACACCATCAGCCCACAGGTTGCGGTAGTCAGATCAATGGCCGTCAATGCCGTAATCGAAGCATTAGCGGTTTCAATGGTTTCAGCGTTGAACCCGTTTGATTGCCCGGTAAGCCTCTGAGAGGTTGAATCCCAGATCAACGTACAGTCAATTGACCAGGGCCGCGTGATGGTTGCGTAAGAGCGATTGGTCAGGGCGAACACGGTTGTATTATTGGCCGAAGTTGCAGAACCCGTGGTAGTGCTCACATCGTTCACGTTTTTGTTGTACTGCAACGTCGCCAGAAAGTTTGAAGTCGTGCCAGTCGTCGCACGGCCCCGAACGGAAACAAAGAATCTTGCGCTGGTCGCGCCGCTGTCCACCGCCAACTTTACATAGGCAGATTTCAGGGCGTTATCAGCCTGCAAGAACGTGGTGGCAGAAGTCGGGTTGGTAAGGTTCGTCGCCCGCTTCGCCTTGTAGTAACTCTGAACTGTTGCCATAACTCATTTCCTCGATTTCGGCTCAAACCGTCAGGGACGGCTCAAGAGTTGGCTTACACAAGGCTGGAATCAGCCGTGACAATGCGGAAACGCGGCGTAGTCGTATCCAGGGTCTTCGCCACGGTTGCAAACCAGTAAGACACATACTGGCCAATGTTGCCTTCAGGATCAGCCGGAGACGGGCCACCCTTGATGATGTTGACTTGCATCTGCTCATTGCGCGGGTCAACAATCTTGGACGGGCCACGCCCGGTCAGATCAATCATTCCAACTCCGCCTTCGCCGCAGATGTAAGTTGAGTACAGGACGGACGGAGCGGTGCCAGAAGTGGCAACGTTGGTGGTTTCCAAGAACCTGACGCCTGCGATCTTGCCGATTTCGCCGTACATCGGGGAATCAATCAAACGCCCTGAATTCTGGTATTTCAGCACGTCAATGAATCCACCAGCGGTGTTGTCGGAAGTCAGATCGTAGGAAACAAATGGATGGATAATCCCAACGAAGTCCCCACCAGCGCGGGGCCGAACATCACGCCCGGTAAGCTGGGCACGGTTGGCGCGGGCATCGGCGGCGGAGAAAGAAGGGCCAAGAGTGGCGAACTGCTGGCCAGTGTTGGAATCGAATTCGTTGCGGTAGAGGGTGTCAACAGTCTTGGCGGCACGGTAGGAAACATCGTCCACCATGCGCTCAGTCGTTGCGGCAATGTCAGTCAGAATCAGAAGCTCAGATGAGCTGGTGAAGTCTGAGAACTGTTCAACGGTTGCCGAAACCGTGGTAGAAGCCTGGTTGAACGGAGTGCCGACAGTCTCAGCCGAAGGCGTGGTATTGGCTCCCGGCAGAGTGAAGCGGTACATCTGGGTAGTTTTGCCGGAACCTTGAGGGATTACGCGTGGTTCACACACGCTGGCAAAGCGGAACATCTGTTCCAACCTGTCCAGCTTTACGCGGTCATAGTAGACCGTAGCAAGGTGTGTAAGTCCACCACTTTGAGTAGTATTTGCCGGAGGTGCGTAAGACACAATTTTCTCCTATGAGTCGGGAATATGGTTCTATTCGCCGTCACAGGGGAACTCCCTGAAACTGCCTGCAAGTCGCAAACAGGAACTCTGCTGCCAACTTGGACTTATTCGACTTGATCTACTAACTTAGCGGGAACGCCGCTAACAAATCTAGTTAAAGCACAACGGCAGGAGAATTGCAAGAATAAAAACTCCCACGAAGCCCCACCAGATAACCGGATGAACGTAAAGCCAGTTCTTCATGGCTAGTAAATGTAATTCCTCTGCCGTGCCAAGTCTATGCGCTTCTGGATTTCCTCTTTCGTCATATTCACGTCAACCTTCAGATCATCGGGAACGGCTGAAAGGTCAGTTGGCCCGGTTGACGGTATCGGCGGGGGAGGAATAGGCGTTACCGGGGCAGCTTGAGCAGACGGCCTTGCCTGATAAACTCCTGTCTGCAAAGCAAAGGCGTGAGCGGCCCTGAGAGCATTAAGCTGAGTAGCCGGGTCGCCTGAGAGCATGTTCTGAGTCAATCCCAAAGTCTCAACGGTGTTCAGGAGTTTTTCTGAATTCTCAGGCGTTCCGTTGAAATCAGGCGCGGCGGCGGCGAACTGCACGGAAAGGTTCTGTCCTGCGAATTGTTCCGTGTTCTGCTGAATCCGGCCAAGAGCTTGTTTGTATTCGTCCACGCTGCCAAAGCCTAGGCCCTTAGCCTGCAATTCCAGAACATACCTTGCCGTGGCTTCCTCTTCGGGCGTAGAAAACCGTGAAGGTTCAGGAGGAGTCGGAGGAGTGACTGGCTGTTTTGCCTTTTCAACCTCAGTTCTCGCCCAATTCTTCGTGTTTACATGCGCCTGCCCTTGCTTGGCGAAAACCTCTTGAGCTGTGCCTTTGAACGTCTCGCCCGTAAGGTACTTGACTTCAAACTGCCCACCGCCAAGGTCTTTAGTAACAACCGGATTCTCAGGTGTAGGCTCGGCGGCAACGGGAATCGCCGGAGTGACGGGAGCGGATGGCTGTGCGCCTGCAATCTGCTCCTTCGTCATGTTTACATTGACGGTTTCAGGAGTTACAGGGGCAGCCGGAGTAACGGGTGCTACAGGAGTTACGGGTGTTGCTGTGCTCATCTGGATAATTCCTCAAAGTCTTTCTTGAATTGCTCTAATTCCTCAGCGTGTGCCTTGATTGTGTCTTCCGCGATAATCATGGAAGCCCGATACATGGCCTCTCTCTGTTGCCAGCGGAGTTGAAGTCTCATGTAAGCCATCGGGCGGTTAGAAACGTTGCCAATCATCGCTTCATATGCTTCGTCCACAATCTCTTTCAGCCGTGCCATGTGTGCTTTCCACGGCTCAGACTGGTACATCTGGGCTTGTTCGGCTAGAGAGATTTCAGGAGTTTCCATTGCTCAACTTCTTTGGCGCGAATCTTGCCGCTGTCTGGGCAGGATGCTCCATTCCAAATTGCTTAACGAACAGAGCATGAATGGCCTCAGGAGTGAGAATCTTTGAGAACAGGACTTTGAGCAAACTGGTTTCGTCCGCCGAATCCTGGTTCTGAGTCTGAGACTGCAATCTCGCATCCTGCAACTGCATCTTGCTCATCAATTCCATCTGTTGCTGTTGCTGTAACGCTTGCTGTTCTTGTGGAGTCATGGGGCGCATGAGAGACTTCTGCGGGATGTTGAACGTGTCACAGGCAATCATATCCAGGTTCTTCATGTCCAAGGTTTGCCCTACTTGGTGCATATTCTGAACGAAGCCTGGATTCAAGTAGGTCTGGGCAAGAGCCTGGAAACCGCCTGACTGCATGGAACTCCGCATTCTCATCTTGGCCGAAGCCCGGACTTCAAATCTAACAGAAGCGTTAAGTACGGTAAGCGGGTCGAGTTCGATAAGCTGGCTATCATCTCCGACAAGCTGAATCACTTGCTGCGGGTCTAAATACTTTTTGTCGAGGGCAAGGAAGATGTAAAGCAGGGGTTCAAAGAATTGATCTTCAAAGTTCTCCACTTGATATTCAACTCTTGAATTAGCTGCTGATTGTTTAGCTGCGATTCCATGAGCTGTCCTAGCGGAAGAATCTCCGCCAGAAGCAGCCACTCCGTAAGCAGCCGCGTCTGTGTTTCCAGTAAGCTTCTGCACTCTTTGTTCAAGGGCTTGCACCTCCACAAAAGCCGCTGGATTGATGGCCCCCATTTCCATGCGCTTTACGTCAGTCTCGACATCATTCAAAACTTCCCAATTGGCTCCGGGATGAAATCTCCGGCCCGATGCCCCAACGAAAGCCCCGCGCTTGCGAATGATCGGAGCGTGAAGAATCAGGTTCAACTCGTCAATGCGGTTATTGATGATCGTCTGAGCTAGCTTATGGTCGCCTTCCACCAGATCGCAAATTGAGAAGCCGTAGAATCTTCCCAGAAAGTTAGTGTAGAAGCTGTTAATGTGAGGGATGATTCCGTATGGATTCGGCTCATTGCACATAGGGTGTTCGCGCCCCAGAAGCCACACATAACGGTCTTTCCTCCAATAACGAATCATCTCTACACGCAAGAGTTCAGGGTCGGCAGACTGGTCTTGAATCGGCTGGTACATATTGCCGCGATAAGACTCCTGCATCTGTTTTGTCGTATCGCCAATAGCCGCTCCCTTGGAATGCGCCAGTTCAATCAGGCTCTTGTCGTTAGGAACATCGAACCCCGGAAGATCAGCGTAGGTCTTGATTTCCCGTATCGGGATCATGTGGCGCGTTGCCGTGTAGAGCACATCTTGCGGATTAGGACTTGGGCAGTTCGGGTCAATGTAAAAATCCTCAATCGCCACGTTCTGAGCATAAGGTCTTGATACCTGATACTTTTCCTGCCTTGGAATGTTTACAAAGTGCATTTGCCA